GAGATCCAGATTCAAGATCCGATCCAGGCGGAACTGCTCTAGCGCCGCCTCCTCGCCTCGGCCTCGGCGGCCTTCTGCCGCTTGGCCTCGGTGTCCATGTGGTCGATGAGGGCGGCGAGCTGCCAGACCGTCAGGGTCTGTACGTCAGCCCAGGAGAACCCGAACCGGTGGGCGACGAGGGCCAGGTTGACTACTCGTCGCCGTCGGTAGGGCCCGGATCGTTCTGCTCGGGGTTGATCTTCAACTCGCCGGCCATCTCCCAGGTGAAGTCGGGGTCGTCCCGTCGCTTCGAGATGTACGCCAGGGCCTGGAGCATCCGGCCCTTCGGCTTGTCGGCCTGGCCGAGAGCGTCCAGGGGCATCCCCGTCCGGTCCTCGATCTCGACCACCTCGGCGATGGTGAGTGAGTTGATGTCGACGGTGTAGTGGTCGTCGGTGTCTGCCATCGGTTACCTCCTGGCGCTGATGATTCGGTCGACGCCGTAGCGCTTCTGGAACTTCTTGGCCACCTCGTTCATGGCCGAGATGTAGGCGTCGATGATCTCGGGGAACGCCTCGGGGATGGCCTTCGAGACGTACTTCGTGCCCTTGTACCGCCGGCCGTTCGGGACCTGCCCGCCTCGGTGGACGATGCGGGCGTAGGGCACCCGGGTCGGGGTTCCGGCGATGATCCGGCCGTAGCGCCTGGTGGCGTCGGCCTTGATCGAATCCCGTAGCCGGCCCGATACGACCGGCACCCGCCGCTTGGCATAGGGGACGATCGCCTCGGCGGCGGCCTTGGACGCTGCCTTCATCTCCTTGTCGAGCTCGTTGTCCCGCTGCCCTTCCCGGCCGAGCTTGTGCAGAGAGTTGGCCAGGCCCCGGACACCACCCACCTGCATGAGCGCCTTGGGCTGGGCCACTACAGGGAAGTGTCGGTGCTGGTGTAGGTCAGCGTGATGGCCGCCGAGGACCCGTTGTCCAGGACGGTGAAGGGAAGCTCCACCGTGGTCATGGAGTCCAGGCTGGCCACCGGCGTCGACCCGGTGAACTTGGCCACCGGGATCGAGATGACCGCCTCGTAGTTGTAACCGGTGGCGATCTCAGCGCCGTTCCAGCTGGCGTTGATGCTGAACTCGGTGCCGTTGACGAACTTGTTGTAATCCGTCAGGTCCTCGAACTCGGCGGTGATGGTCCCGGTGTACGAGGGCACCGAGGACCGCTTCGGCTGTGACTTGGTGGCGCTGCCGTTCAGGAACCGCCGGGCGGTGTCCATGCCGAGGTCACCGTCCAGGCTGAAGCTGGTGAAGTTCGAGGCGGCGCTGCCGTCGATGGCGATGACCGCCTGCGTGTAGTTGAACGGATCGGCGCTCGACGGGTACGAGGGCGTGGCCTCGCCGGTGCTGGTCTGTTCGTTCTCGGCGTCGAAGTTCAGCGTGACGCCCAGGTTCGAGCCCAGGTCCTGGGCGATGTTGAACCCGGTGACCACGCAGCCTTCGTACGTAAAGGGGCGAAGCGTCCCGCCAGAGTCCACCCGGCTGACCTGGACGGTGTACGAGCCGGTGGGTCCCGTGTCGTCGGTGGTGAACGTCGACCGGTAGGCGGCCGTCGCTCCCTGCTGGGTCGGTCCGGAGGTCGTTCCCAGGACATGCTGGAGCAGTAGGCCGGCGCCCTTGTTCAACAGGTCGAACTCGATGGAACCGGTGGCGCCCAGGGAGATGGTGTCGTCCCGGTCGCTTCGGATGGTCTGGAGGTCACGCCGGAACCCGATCGACTGGAGGTACTCCACATCGCGGGTGAACGTGTCGGCCTTTGCCTCGTAGGAACGGACGGTGGATGTCTGGGCGGTCCCGTAGGTGCTCTCGACTCCTACGGTCACGACCTGGTCGAGAATGGATGACATGGGCTAGCCCTCCTCGGGCCGGGGGTTGGTGGTGGCCTTGGCGGCCGGTTGGAAGTCGGGGTCGTTGGCCAGGGCCTTGGCATCCTGGGCACAGACCTCAACGGGTACGCCGTGGAGGAACTCGACGACGTGGCCGCTTGCGAAGTGGACGACCACTCCGTCGGACCCGCCTGAGTACGTCACGGATTTGCTGGGTGTCTTGGTGGGACTCAACTGAGCCTCGCTTTCGCTTCGAAGTGGACGGTGATGAGGGAGTGGGGGCCATCGGCCCCGGCCTCGTTTGAGCTAACGGACATGCCGGCGCACTCCAGGAACATGAGGCCGGTCACCGAGTCGTCCAGGGTCGGATAGTCGGCGACCACGTCCTCGACAGCGGAGGCCAGGACGAAGGCCCGCTGTTCGTTTTCCTGGAGGCCCTGTGGCTTTGACTGGACCGAGACCACGACGTCGAGCCGGTAGGACTCGACTCGCCGGCGCCGGCCGCTGGATAGGGACTCGGGCTCCTGGCCGCCGGCGGTGACATCTCCGATGAAGACGAACTCCCGCCGGGCTGATCCGCCTGGGTCTCCGTAGGTGACCTGGACGCCGGACAGGCCCGAGGCCGCTTTCAGCTTGGTGAGCAGGGCCGCTTTGACCTCGTAGATGGTGGTGGAGGCCATGAGCTACTCGTCGGGCTCGGCGTCGACCGGGGCGAGGTTCAGCGGCACGTAGTGACGGGTGCCCTGGTCGTCGGGCAGGGCGGCTAGGCCCTCATAGGCGCGGACCTCGTCGATGGATAGGACACCGGTCTGGATCGCCGTGGAGTACGACGCCCAGCGGTCGGCGGTGACCCGGCGCATGGATTCGAGGTCGAACCGGGCGTAGGCCACGGCGATGCCCTCGCTTCGCATGATCGACGTGAGGGCGGCCTCGACCCGGGTGACGAGCGGCCGGAGGCTGTATTGGGAGAAGGCCACGTTCTGTTCGTGAAGGCCGGAGCCCCATGACGTCGAGCCGGAGGCGTCGGCCAGGAGGTGCGGCGGTACGCCGTAGAGGCGGGCGACGTCCTGAACGGTGGCCTGGCGTGTCTCGAGGAACTGGCTGTCCTCGGGGCTCAGGCTGATCTTGGAGAACGTGGCGCTCTCGGTCAGCACCGCCAGGCGGTTGCCGTTGCCGGAACCCCGGTGGACCTCGTTCCAGGCCGTCTTTAGGGCCTGGGCTCCTTCCGGGGACAGCTGCCCCGGCACTTCGATGACGCTGCCAGGCGTGGCGCCGTTGCCGAAGAAGGCGGCGCCGAACTTCTGGGTGGCGATGCCGAGGCCGATGAACTCCCGGGCGGCGGTCACCGGTGACACGCCCTTGATCTGGCCGGGCTTCATGAGCCCTCGGACCATGGTGATGTCCCGGCTGGTGAGCGTGACCCCGGCGGCTTTAGCTGAGGTGAACGTGAGCCGCTGGATGCCCTCGTCGTCGGTGCCCAGGTTGGGGGTGATGTCGCTCGGGTCGAGCACCGAGAGCGACAGGACGCGGCCGGTGTCGTCGCGCAGTGTTGCCAGGTAGGCGTTGCCGTCCAGGAGGAGGGACGTGACGACTTGGCCGAGGATCTCGTGGTTCCGGAGCTCGGTGTTCATACTGACCACCCAGGGCGGGAGGGGCCTGAACTTCTGCTCGCTGCCGTTGGTTCGGTAGAGGACATCCAGGCTGAGGGTCGAGACCGAATCGGACAGCAGCCGGATGGCGGCATAGACCGCCGACAGTGTGAGGGCGCTGTCGTAGTTGACGACTTCACCGGAGGTCGTGGTGGCCGTCGTCATGTCGAGGCCACGGCCCCAGATGGATTGGAAACTGAGGGACCTGCGCTCGCCGCCGAGGAGTCGTCGGATCATGAGTCACCCCCGTCCAGGGACCAGGCCACCCGGACAGCGACAAGGCCGCCGACCAGGAAGGCCAGCGGCGTCCACGCGAGGTAGAGCCCGAAGACGATCAGGGCGAGGCCCACGCCGGATAGCGCAGAGGTCAGCCATTCCATAGAGGGCTCCTAGAAAGAGGTGGGAGCCCGATGGCGGTGCCGGTTGAGCACCGTGTTCACATCGGGCAGCGGGCTCGGCCTGTTCATGCCCGGCTGTGCGAGCTGGATTTGACCGAACTCGCTCTGAACCGAGATGGCCCGGTCCGGGATGCGGGAGACCTGCTCGAGCAGGTGATACCGGGCCAGGGTGCGGGCCGCCCATCGGATGTCGTTCGGGGCGACGGTGCCGACGCCGGCCTCGACTTCGAGGACGACGAGGTTGCCAGGCTCGGTGTAGTCCCACACGTCGGACTTGCGCTGGAGGAGGCCGTCGTCGAACAGGGCGACCTCGGAGATCTCGGTGGCGGTGAGGGCGCTGCCGTTGATCGACGCCGACAGCAGCGTGGTCGGGAACATGACCGGCAGGCGGATGGTGTCGGTGTCGGTGCCATTGAGAACGAGTCGGTGGTACCGCTGACACCAGGAGGCGCCGGTGTAGTCGTCGACAATCGCGGTGGCGTAGTCGATCGCATCTATGAGGTCGGCCAGGGGGAAGGTGGACGACTGGCCGTCGATCGAATCGAGGGCCCGCACTTCGGCCGGCGTTGCGTACCAGCCGCCGATGATCTCGTGGTGGGTGTCGAACGTCATCGCCGAGCCGAAGGTGCCCGACCAGGTAGCGGTGAGCTTCTTGAGGTTCGACTGGGCGGCTAGGTCGTACGTGTAGACGCCGGACCCGGCTGATGTCGTCGCCGTCCCTGAAGCGACGACGGTGGCGCCCGCCTCGTCGACGATGCCGATCGTGACCGAGCCTGTCGAGGCATCGGTGGCGGTCTCGCCGCTGTAGAAGGTCACCGTCAGGGTCTCGGCGGTGTCGCGGAGAATCTGTCGGGAGTCAGTTGAAGGGTCGGCGTAGTAGGCCAACGGGGACTCCTACTCGGTGGCGGTTTCGACCGCCTTGTGGGACGTGGCCTTTTCGACCTTGGACTTGGTGGCTTTGACGGCTTCGGCCATGCCGGCAGCGATGAGCTGCTTGGCCTCGTCGTCGTCGCTCCAGTCGGTGATGTCCCCGGCTTTGTGGGAGCCGTGGACCGATGAGGAAACGTGAGCAAGCAGGCGGATCTTCAAGAGGGACTCCTGGGTAGATGGGGGCCAGGGAGAAGGCCGGGCGGCGTAGGGGGACCGCCCGGCCAACTCTCTGGGGGTGGGAGGGCTACGCCTGGGTCAGGCAACCGATCCCGTTGTCGTCGATGCCGTCGCCGTCACCGCGCAGCTGGTACCGGAAGGTGGCCAGGCCGGTGTTGAAGGCGAAGTCGTCGGAACGGTCAATCTGGAGACCGCCGGCGATCCGGACGGCGTAGCTGGGCATGTGAGCGAAGACCACCGCCCGCTTGCCGGAGGTGGCAGCGTCGATGTTCCCGTCGACCCAGACCGGGTAGCCCAGGAGCATGTCGGGGTTGCCCGCCTTGAGCGAGGGCTCCCACAGCGGCCGGGACTGGTCATCGGTCAGCAGCCGGATGACCTTGACGGCCTCCGGGCTCATGACCCAGGCGGTGTCCACGTTCTTGTACGGGACCGGCATGGTCGCCTCGACCTCTACCAGGTTGGCGTAGGTGATCGTGGTGGCCGTGGCCGACGTGCCGAACGAGGTCGCTGCCTGGGCGATGCCCTTGGGCTTGGACGAGCCCGAGCCGTTGCTCAGGTCAGCGCCGAGCGCCCGGGTGACCGCCTGGCCACCGACGTTCGTGACGAACGAGGCGACATCGAACACCGAGTCGGCCAGGAGTTCCTGGCTGACCTGGGTCAGGGCGGCGTACTTGAACGCTCCCAGGGTGACCTGGCCGAACACCGGGTCGCTCTCGCCGATGGTTCCGGCCTCGGCGACGATGGCCCCGGTGGGGTTGGTCGTCACCTTGGGGACCAGGAGGTCCTCGCCGGAGGCGGTGCGGATGACCGTGGCGCCAGCGCGGATGACGACTGACTCCTCCTCGAGCTTCTGGAAGATGCGGTCGAACATCGTGCTGTCGACGAGGTTGCCGCCGGCCGTGGCGCTGCCCTTGGTGAGGTCGCGCTGTTCGGACGGGAGGCTCTCGAACGACCGGATCTCGCCGCTGACGAGCTTGCGGAACAGGACCTCATCGGTCTCTGCCGGCTCGACGGCGCTCTCCGGCGTCGGAGCGGTCAGGTCGTTGTAGGTGCGGAAGGCCTCCAGGGCCTCGGTGGCCTTGGCTTCGCGCTCCATGGCCCGGAGGCCGGTGTCGATGCGGGAGTCGAGGGCGTCGATGGCGGCGTTGGTCCGCTCGGCTACCTCGGTCTCCTCGGCGGTGAACTCCCGATCCTTGGCCTGTTCGGCCAGGTCCCGGAGAGATGCCACCGCTGCAGAACGTTCGTGGAACGCCTGCTGGATGTCTGTCGGGGTCATGAGTTGAGACTCCTCATGGTTGAAGGGCTGGGTGGGTGCTGATGGGGGGCGCCCGGTCAGCGGATGGTCCCCGGATGGCGGACAACGGAGTGGGGTTCGCCCGGCTCCTGGTTGTCGGTGGGGAAGATCAGGTCACGGAGTTCGTTGGCCTCGGCGGCCTGGATGAGAGCAGTGAGGTCGAGGTCCCGGTCATCGGCGAGGGACCGCAGCGAGGCGTCCGTCGAGGAATAGGCCGGGAAGGTGACTGGCCCGACATCTCGGAGGGCGACCTCGGTGAGCGTGCGTAGCGGGTAGCCGTCCTCGGTCTCGGTCCAGTCGTCGCTGATCGTTCGGAAGCCGAACGACGAGCCTGAGATGTCGCCCCGGCGGAGTAGCTCAGCGACGTCGCGGCCCAGGGTCGTGTTGGGAAGGTCGACCTCGTAGCGGAGGCCGTGGTCGTCCTCGGACAAGCGCAGGGTGCCGGTCGTCGAACGACCGAGGAGGTGGTCTGGCTCGTGATTGAAGAGGGCCCGGACGTCGGCCTGGTTCAGCGTCGAGCGGAACGTGCCAGGCGCTACCCGTTCGACGAAGCCTCCGAGATTCTGTGAGAACCGGTTGAAGGTGGCGGCATAGCCGACGGCGGTCAGGGTGCCGTCCTCTTCACGGAGTTCGACGCCCTCGGTGGCGGTGCGGCGCTCGATAGACATGGGGGCCTCCTAAAAGACCAGGAGCTGTGGCTCGGTGATGTCGTCCTCGCGCCAGACGACGGCGCGGTGGTGGGCGATGATCGACGCGATACATGCGTCGATCTTCTTCGTGGACCCTCGGCGATCCTTCGTGATCCGGGCCCCCCGGGAATCCTCCCGGAGGATGGCGTTCTGGAAGTGACGGACCAGGGCCGGGTTCCCGTCGTGGCTGACCCGCTCGTCGATGATCGCGTCGTACATGGCCTGGCTGGCCTTGGTCATCCTGGCCACCGAGTTCGTTGGCCATTCGATGATCGGGAACCCTTCGTCGGCGAGGTCCTGGAGGACGGTTTCCCAGCGCCACGGGTCGGCCGATAGCTCGACGACGGTGAACCGCTCGAAGGCGGCGACCATGGCGTCCCGGACCTCGCCGACCGGTGTCCGCCAGGCTTGGGCCGCCACGTCCATCGGCTTCTCCCACAGCCCGAGGATCTCGAGGTGGCGGGGTTCGTCGACGGTGCAGGCCACGAGGGCCGTGGAGTCTGACTGCCAGGCGCCGTCGAACCCGAGGACGATCTTCTCCCCTGGTTCCAGGCGCCGGTCGGTGGCCAACTTCTCGAACACGCCGGCGGCTAGCCAGGAGTTCTCGGTCTTTGTCCAGCCGTTGAGCCGGAACCGGATGAACGGAGCCTGGGCGGTGCGGCGGTGAGCCGACTCAAACTCTGATTGGTTCATGAAGTGCGGCCAGGCCGGGTTGTGCGCGGCCCACACCTCGGGGTCGTTCGGGTCGAAGTCGTCGGTGTCCGACGGTCCGTACCAAGTCATCCCGAAGGTCGGATCATCGACCTCACCGGACTGACACTGCCGGCCGTAGCGGTACAACTTGCCCAGCGGGCTCTCGAGGTCGAAGCCGGCCGTGGAGATCATGAGCGTGAGCGGCTGGTTTCGGGTGGCGCTGCCCAGGGTGAGGGCGTCGATGAGTTCGTTGTTTCGGTGAACGTGGACCTCGTCGACGATGACGCAACTGGGTCCCAGGCCCATCTGGGCGCCGGCGTCGGCCGACACCACTCGGAAGGTGCCGCCGTTCCTGGAGCACCGGATCTCGTTCCGGAACACCTGGCACACAGAGGACAGGTCCTCGGAGGCCAGGATCATCCGCCGGACTTCGTCGAACACCAGGCGGGCCTGTTGGCGATCGCCGGCGGCGGCTATGACCACCGGGGCCAGGTCCGAGTCGTCAGCGATGAGGTGGTACACGCCGAGGGCGGCGGCCAGGAGGGTCTTGCCGTTCTTGCGAGGCAGGCCCAGCAGGTAGGTGCGATGCAGCCGCCGGCCGTCCTCGTCGAGCTTGTAGATGTCCTCGAGCACTTCCCGCTGGAAGTCGAGGACCTTGAAGGGTTGCCCGTAGAACGACCCGCCGAGCGTGAGGAACTGTTCGATGAACTTGACGACCCTGGGGCCTTGGCTGTCCATGTCACTTCACAGGGCACGCGCCGGTGGCGCACTCGTCGATGGCCTGGCCCACCGTGGCCGCTGTGGCCTGGGCGTAGGTCTCGGCGTCGATGCGTTCGTAGGGAGCCTGGGGTCGTGCCCCGTCGGACATGACGGTGGTGCCCTTCAGGATCGGGGCCCACTTGCGGAGGGCGGTGGCCAGTTCGGTTCGGCTGGTGTCGGGAGCGATGTTGACCGTGAAGCTGGTGGCGTTGTCGCTCCAGTGCTTCTGGATGAAGGCCTGGGTGGCCAGCATCACCGCCGGGGAGATCTCGTCTGCCTGTTCGATGAGGTCCTCGGGGAACCGATCGAGGAGCGAGTCCCGGGTGACGATCGAGACCACCGAGGTGCCGGCGGCGTACTGGCAGGGCTCGATGTGGCGGCCGGCAGCGACATGACGCTCCAGCAGCGGGTCGTTGTCGGCGTACCTGATCCGGCGAACGAAGTACCGGCTATAGATCGGGTGGGCGCCTTCGGTGGCGCCGGGGAGCTTGGCGATTGTCCCGGTCGGGGCGACCGTCGTGGTCTTGATCGGGTGCGGGATGCCGAGCTCGTCGGCGTAGCTGCGGGCGGCGGTCCTGGCCGCATCGGCGATGACTTCGAGCTTGGTGGCCAGCACCTTGGAGGTGTGGATCTCGCTGTACCGGATTCCGTGAGCGGCGGCGTAGCCCTGGAGGTCGAAGAAGCCCAGACCGATTCGGCGGTTGGTATCGACGATGTCTCGCTGCCTCGGGTCCTCGATGTCGGCGTAGGTGGCCCGGATGAGGAACCGGGTCATGAGCCGGGCGGCCTCGGTGGCCAGGGTCAGGTCGGTGCCGATGAGCCCCAGGCCGATGTGCCCCAGGCAACAGGGCTCCCATTCCTGGAGAGCGATCTCGCCGCAGGGATTGCAGGCCCGCACGTCGCCCCGCTCGCCGACGCTGGCCGCCGACGAGTTGAACAGGCCGGGCTCGCCGGTTGACAGCATCCCGTCGATGACGGCGTCCCAGCAGACCGTGGCCTGGGGGTCGCCGGCGTCGAGGGCGGTGAAGAAGTCGTCGTTGATCTCCAGGCTGACGTTCGTGGTCCAGTGGGCTGCGGTGTCGGCCTTCACATTGAGGAAGTCGAGGACGTCTGGATCGGACCAGAGTTTCCCGGCCCAGCGGGCGCTGCGGCGGACGTTGCCGCTGACCACGCAGCTGGCGATCGCGTGCGTGATGTCCATGACGTCGAGCGTGGTGAGGCGTCGCCCGGCGCAGGCGTTCAGGGTCTCGGCGACTTGGTGGTACATCTCGACCAGCGGTCCTGGCCCGGATGCCACGCCGCCGAAGCCCCGGATGAGGCTGCCTCGGGGGCGGATGTCAGACACGTCGAGCTCGACCAGTCCTCCGCCGGCGCCCGCCGTGTCGAGGATGAGTTGAAGGCCCTGGCACCACCCTTCCCGGGTGTCCGGTAGCCGTACGACCGCCTCGCCTGGGGAGGGGACCAGGCGAGGGGCGAACTCCGCTCGATCGGGGTGGCTGGGGTCAGCCGTCACCCGTAGCTCTACCGGGCCGGGCACCGGGAGCTGTTCGAGATAGGAGCTCGAGAGGTTGGCGCCGACGCCGCCGCCCTCCATGAGGCGGGCGAACGTCCAGCAGAAGTGGGTGGCGAGGTCATCGGTGAACCCGGCCCGATGACAGTTGAAGCTGTAGCTCCGGCCAGGAACTCCGCCGACCCATAGGTGCCGGCCGGCCGGAATCACCAGGAAGGCGCTGACGAGCTCGGTGAGCCGTTCGGCCTCGTCGTGTTCGTGGTGGTCGCTGGGGACCAGGGCCAGGTTGCCGTTGACGACCCGGTCGACGGTGTCGGCCCAGGTCTCCCGGGACCCGTCCGGCTTCCGCCGGCTGTAGGTCCGCTCAAACACGTCCTGGCCAATAGGGCCCCACGGGGTCATAACGCCTCCTAGGCATCACCCGCCTCAGAGATAAAGCGGTCAAGTCGGGACTGGGACTCGACCAAAGTGATGCCCAGGCGAGCCCGGGCTTCGGGATTCAGACCTAGACGGTCCTCGTGGCTGCTCATCATCCGTTCGAGGTCCATGACCATCCGCGCCGCTGGGTGCATGACGATTTGACCCGTCGAACCGATCGCCTGAAAGCCGTCGGCCTCCACCAAGCGGAGGAGGTGCCGGCGACGTTCGGCGATCTCGCAGTAGCGAGCGATGGTCCAGCGATCCGTGGACGGCTGGTAGACCCCAGCGCCGGCCCGCCAGATGTCTGTCCACAGAGATGAGCCGTAGACGCCCAGGGTGTCGGGCGGGTCCGGTGGCTCGGCCAGGACATCAGTCTGAGGGACGGTCGGTGTCGTTGGTGAGTGGCCTTGACGGGACCCGGCAGGGCGTGGTCGAGACATGGTGGGCCTCCTTGTGGAGGCGTTAGTTCGGGTGGCTGAGCCGGTCGGTGGCCTGGTTGACCCAGGCCTCGTCGAGCTCGATGCCGATAGCTCTGCGGCCAAGGTCACGGGCCGCCACGAGGGACACCCCGGAACCGGCGAAGCAGTCGAGGACGAGGGCGCCCTCCCGGGTCGAGGCCCTGATGATGTCGGCCATCATCTCGTAGGGCTTCTCGCAGGGGTGCTTGCCTGACCGGCGGCTAACCGTCGGGTAGGTCCAGACGTCGGTGTAGGGCACCTCGACTGACACGGCGAACGGTCGGCGGAGGGCCTCGTACTCCTGGCGCAGGTGGTCGTAGTCCCGGCGGAGGAACTCGTAATCCTTGGCGAGGTAGTCGTAATCCTTGGCGAGGTAGTCGTAATCCTTGACCAGGACATCCCGGCCGGCGCCGTGTTCGTTGGCATAGTCCCGGAGGGCCTCGTACTTGTCCCGGGTCGGGAGTTGCCACTGGGACTGGCTGAGCCAATGGCCGGCCATGAAGGTGCCGGTGGCCTTGTTGGCATCGGCCCGGGTCAGGCCGGCCCGTTCCCATTCGCCGGCGAGGTACGCCCGGATGGGCTCGAACACCCAGCCCCGCAGCTCTTCGCACTTCTGGCGGTAGCCGGCATCTCCCATGGCGAAGGAGTCCGCCCCGTACTGCTCAGCGAAGACGACCCGCTCCGAGGCGGGGAAGTAGCTGCGGAGGGACTCCTTGCTGACCGATGGGGCGCGGGTGGTGTGGATGGGCTTAGCCCAGGCAATTGAGTTCAGGATGACGAAGTCGGCGGCTATTACCCGCTCGACTTGGGCCGCCATGCGGGCCGAAGCGAAGACGTAGAGGGACCCGTTCGGAGCTAGAACCCGCTGCCACTCGTGGCTCAGTCGGGCCATCCACTCGAGGAACCCGTCGGCGGTGTCCCACTGGTTGTCCCAGGGCAGGTCTTTGACCCGGAAGTACGGCGGGTCGGTGAGGATGAGATCGACCGAGGCGTCGTCGATGGTGGCCATGACCTCCAAGGCGTCGCCGTGGATGATTCGCACGTCCCCTGGTTCGGAGGTCACGCCCCGTCGAGTTGATCGGCGAGGGTCTCCGCTGCGGCGAGGCGCTCGGCAGACAGGTCGGCGTACTCCTCGTTGAGTTCGACGCCGATGGCTCGGCGGCCGGCCAGGACGGCGGCGACCAGGGTCGACCCGGACCCGGCGAACGGGTCCAGGACGGTCTCGCCTGGTAGTGAGGAACACTCGATGAGCGCCCGCAGTAGCTCGACGGGCTTCTCGGTGGGGTGCCGGTACTTCGTGGCGCAGCGGCGGTTGTACCGCAGCACCGATCCCCGGCGAAGGCTGGCGGCCAGGCGCCCCGGCTCGCCGAGGCCGTTGCCCTTGGGACTAGGCGACAAGGTGGCGAAGAAGATGGGCTCCCAGCTCGGCCCGTAGGGCAGGGTGAGGTCCCCCATCCCGAGTTTGCCCTTGTCCCAGATCAGGCCGACCGGACGGGTCACGCCGGCCATGGCGACGAGGGCGTCCTCGAACGGGCCGAACACGTAGAGGTGCCGGTGCTTCCGTAGGCAGCGCAGCGACGCTGCAACGACTAGCTCACCGACGTCGGTCGAGTCGTCGCCGGCGATGGCATCGAACCTGGGCGTGGCCTTCCTCATGTTGGATCGGAACTCCACCCCGTAGGGCGGGTCGGTTACCAGGAGGTCGACGGCGCTGGCCGGGATGGCTGGCAGCACGTCGAGGGCGTCGGCGCAGTAGAGGGTCGCTCGGTCGGTCTCGTAGATCGGCTCGGGCGCCATGGCTCTTCCAGTCGGAGGCGAGGCGCCCGGCGTCCAGAGTTGATCTGGACAACAGGTGACCAGGGCGGACAGGCATCTGGATCACGGATGACTTGGACGACACGAGTCGCTGGCGGTTCGCCGGTAGGTTCCGGTTGCCGGGGCAGCCCATCGCAGGAGCGACACCCATCCTCGGATCGGCCGGCCCCGGTACCTCGAGCGGCCCCCTTCGGGGGGTCGTTCTGCGTGGGGGTTGAGCCCCCGGTGGCTTCGCAGGCCAGGCCTTGAGAGTCTGGACCACCGGGGGTTCGGGAACCGGGGCGGGGTTCGGGAACCGGTGGCCAAACCAGTTCAGGTCAAAAAACGAAAGCGACCCGGATCGCGTTTGTGGTGCCCAGTCGCCCGCCTAGGAACCGGCCGGTCTGGGAACTTTCGGCCGGCCCCGCCCCAGGAGGGGCCTTTACCGGTCATTCCGGGCGATGGCGGCACGCTCCCGGGTTTCACGCTCCGACTTGGCCCGGTGGCAGGGGTCGCACAACACCTGCAAGTTCTCGGGATCGTCCCCGCCCCCGAGCGAGAGCGGCTGGACGTGGTCGACCTTCAGGAAGTCGCTCGAGTAGTCGATGCCACACCGGGCGCAGGTTCCGGACCTCCGGGTGTTCAGGGCGCGGCGTAGGCGGGCTGACCCCCCTCCCCCTTCGCGCAGTCGGGCTCGTCGGTTAGCGACCGCCCCGGCGTCCCAGATGCGGCGGGCCTTTCGGTTGCAGGTGTCGCACCTGGTGAGGCCTGGCCTGGTGATGCGTTCGCAGATGATGCAGGGCTTCGATAGAGCCATGAGTTCCCCTTCACGAGGAGGTCGAGCGGGCCGCTCCGACATGGGCCAGCTGACGCCGCACTCGACCGGGCTGAAGTACGTAGGTCTCAGTCGGAGGTTGGCCGTTTCGAGTTCAATAAGGAGATCGGCCAGGACGGAGGGCTGCCCGTCCCGGCCGACCTTCCTAGGTCTCGCGGGCTTCCCGCTCCCTGGTCTTTTCAGCCATCTCGCTGCCCGTGGCGGCGTAGACCACCAGGTCGTGGTCCAGGTCGAGCGATGCCTGGACGGCGGCGACGGCTAGCCGGCGGATCTGACGCAGCGCCCACCGTCGGTCCGGGCCGTGGGCGTTGCCCTTCCAGCAGGTGGCCCACATCTCATCGAGGGTGCCCGAGACCCACTGCCACGGCTTCAGGCCGCCAGGGTCGGTCATCATTCGGTCGGTCATCGTCGCCTGGAGTTCGGGGCCACCGAGGTCGAATAGCCAGCGGCGGGTGGCCAGTAGGTCGGCCTCGGACAGGAACATGAGCGCCGCCGACACGTCCTGGACCTTCTTGGGGTCAGGTGTCATCCGGCTCTCAACGACGAAGGCCGCCAGGTAGGCCACCTCCTTCTGGGCCCGGTCGCGGGTCGGCTTCTTCCCACCCAGCCAGCGGTCGTAGTAATCGCTCAGCGGTCCCGCACCGTCGATGGCGGTTCCTAGCCGCATCACGATGGTCTGTTCGCGGTCCGATGGTGCCCGATTCATCTGCATGGTCACCTGCTCATCGGGCCAGGAGGTGAGGCCGTCGTACGTGGTCTCGGCGAGGCCGTACCCCTCGGGACGTAGCTCGTGGGCCCTTATCGCTGCGCCGTGCAGAGTTCCCGTGGTGAACGTCCATGCCTGCCGGCCAGGGTTCGGGATGGTCTCGGCGGGAGTGGACACGAGGACTTTCCGGCCCAGCGGCTTGAGGGTGAGCCACCAAGCGGTGCCGGCCTTCTCACCTCGTCCGAGGGTGTCGTCGGTCTTGGTGCAGTTGATCTCGATGAATCCCCGCTCCGACAGGGTGCGGGCGGTGCGGCCGATGGTCCGCCACCGGGACTCCTTGCCCATCGGGATCTCCTGGGACCTCTGGAGATGCCAGGCCAGGACCCGGCCCAGGTTCGCATCGCCGACCATGAGGAGCCCGTTGGGGCCGGCGGCGTCGATCAGGTTGAGCAGCTGCCGGACGCCCCGGGTCATCTTGATCTTCGGATCGGCGAACGGGTTGTGCCTGTGGCGCACCTCCCAGCCGTCCGGGTCGATGGTGGCGGACTCCGGCGCTTGGAACTCGCCGGTGGTCTCCTTGGTCATGGTGTCCTCCCCTTGTTCATTCACGACGACTCGACCCCCTGGCCGGTCAGCCACGCCTTGATCGCTGCCACCTCGGCGCTGATCGTCGACTTGGAGCGCCGCAGGCGCTGGGCGATCTCGGCCTGGGTGTCGCCTCTCTTGAGGAACTCGGCGACCAGCTTCTGACGGTCGGTCAGTCCGCTGGTGGCGAGGTCCAGGTCCGCCCGTTCGCTGCTGGTGTTCCGGATGGCCTGGTCCTCGACGTCGACGAGGCGGTCGGCAACGTCGGCCCACGTCTTTACCCCCGGCGACTCGACTTCGTTGGCCTCGAGCCACACCATCTGACCGTTGGCCATCTCGAACACCGATGCCGACCCGCCGCCAAGGGTGTAGATGACCTTGGCCCGGTCTTTGATCTCATCGGGCCGGACGGCCTGGCCTTCTAGCTCAGCAGCGGCGGCGGCGTGAGCGCCGGTGATCTGCCGGTCGTCCCAGGCCGTGAGGTTGTAGCCGGGCCGGGTGATGATCTCGGGCAGGACGTCCCGTAGGCGCCGGAGCCTCGTCTTACACAGGCCTTGCCACCGCTTCCGGTAGTCGGGCCCGGCGGGTGTCTCGGCCTGACAGGCCATGACCACGCCGAGGATGGCGTTGGAGAGTGCTCGCTCGTCCTCCCGGTTCAGGCCCTTCTGCCGGGCTCGGCGCCTGGCCTGGGACTGGCAGTAGCGCTCGGTCTCACGGTCCGGGTAATCCATGAAGACGCCGTCGAGGGCTGAGGGGTTGTCGTCGGTGAAAGTCATTCGGTGTCGCCTTTGCGAATCGCTGATCTGGTCACCGGGTCAGCCCACCCGGCAAACATGAGTCTACGCGCGGCGGCGCGTGCCCTTCGCGGATCTCAGGCACAGATTTTCGAGAATGTGTGCCTACGCATCCCGGGGCGGTTATTCGTCCCCCGGAAGGTGACGGGGCAATCAGCCCCTGTCGGCGGCCAGCGCGGCGTGCGCTAGAGCCTCCCTGAGCGCCACCAGGGCCCCCTTGACCCGCCGGCGGGCCATCTTCACGTTGTGGGCCCGGGCACGCCGACGTGGGTCGAGCGCCAGGCTGGCGGTCGGGTCGCTGATCGTCGAACTGCGGACCGGCACCCCGGTCGGGGGCCTCGGCATAGCGTCCTCGGCGGACCTGATGGCCTCGGGGAACACCCGCCGGAGGTGGGTGATGGTGGCCTCCAGGTCCTCGAGCTGATGAAACAGCAGACGGTCGGCGGACTTCATTACCGGCGCCGCTTCGGGCGGGTGCCTCGCCCTCGGGTGACGATCGGACCACCGGCCTTCTTGTACGTCTGGCCCGTGACGATTCGCTGCACCGCCGGCTGGCCGGCACCCGAGCCATCGAAGAAGAGCCTGCTGATGTCGCCCTGCGACCACCTGCCGGTGTCGTACATCACCCGGATGGCCAGGGCGTCGGCGTCGTTCAGCGGCGGTAGGACCCGGGCCCGGCCACTGTGGGCCGCCATCGGTCCATGCTCGGCGGTGCTGACACATTCGAGATGCCCCGGGCGTACGCAGGACGGCCTGGCGCAGGTGTGATGGATCACGTGACCCTCAGGGATCTCCCGCTTGTGGACCTCGGACCACATCGCTCGGTGGGCGTACAGCGTCTGGCCGGTCTCCGGGTCATGCAGCGTCCCGTAGCCGGCCGGGGTCCGGTGGCCCATGAAGTCGGCGCAGGCCGAACTGTCCCGGACGTCGAAGGGCTGGACCCGGGCCCAGAGCCGGATGGCCAACGGGACCTCGGAGGGCGGAGTGATCGTCATGGGGACACCTCGGTCCGGTACTTGTCTCCCCAGCGCTGCCCAATGATTTCTGCGTCGGTCGTGATCGGAACACTGCCCAGCTCGCCGGCCATGGTCTCGGCGATGGCCGCCGCTATCTCGTCCTCCTGGCCCAGCGGGAGCCGGCACAGCACCTCGTCATGGATCGGCAGGCGGATGTAGTCGCCCAGGCCGGCATCGTCGAGCTCGACCAGCGCGCCTTTGAAGATGTCGCTCGCTAGCCCCTGGATCGTGTACGAGATCGCCCGGTAGGCCCGGTCCCGTGAGACCGGCACCCGCCGGCCTGTCGGCGTGATGACGACGCCCTCGCCGAACTTCACCCGCTCGACGAGCTGCGACGACCAGCGCTTGATCCGAGGGAACGATCGGTCGAAGCGGTCCATGGCCACCCGGGCCTCGGTCTCGGAGATCCCGGTCTGTCGGGCGAGGGTCTGGACTCCGCCGCCGTAGCAGACGCCGAAGCTCAGGCCCTTCTGGCGGCGCCTGGTCTCGGGGGTGACTTCGCCGAACACCTGCTGCGCCATCGTGGAGTGGAGGTCCTGGCCGGCCTGGAACGCTGCGGTCATCGCTTCCTCGCTGGACAGGACCGCCAGGCACCGCAGCTCGATGTTGGAGAAGTCGACGCTGGCCCAGGTGTGACCCTCGCCGGCCAGGAGGCACGACCGGATGCGGTGGTCGTTAGCGGGTAGCTGCTGCAGCGGCGGGTCGGTGATGGAGCTGCGGCCCGTCCTGGCGGCGAGGGTCCTAATGCGGGCATGGAGGTGACCGTCGACCTCGGCGGCGGCGATGATCGGCTCAACCCAGGTGGTCCGGGCCTTGGCGGCGGCCTTTCCGGCGAGGACCGCCCGGGCCAGGTCATCGTCGAGACCCTCCAGCACCGTCCGGTCGACTTTGACCTGCCCGGTCGGGGTGGTCTCGGTGAGGGTGGCGCCTCGGACCTTGAGCGCCTCGGCGACCTGGGCGGGTGAACCGATGGAGGCCACGCCGAACATGGCGGCCTGACGTTCAGCGGCCCGTCGCTCCTGGTCGAGATCTTCGCTCAGGTCCCGGGCGTAGTCGGCGTCGACCTCGATGCCGGCGGCCGTCATGCGGGTACAGATCCGCTGGACCCGATGCTCTAGCTCAGCGAGGTGGCCCAGGTTCAGTTCGTCGACCTTGGCCTTCAGGATCGGGTACAGCCTGGCCGTGAGCAAAGTGTCCACGCCGGCGTACACCAGGTAGGTGGGGTCGGTCACCGGGATGTTGGCCCAGGCGTCGGCGCCTCGCAGACCCAGTTCGGCGAAGCGTTGCTTCAGAGCTTTCTGGCCATCCGGTGCCGCCGCATCGACGTGCGCCTCCGCCAGCCCCTTGAGGCTGGTGCCCAGTCCCCCGTCGACCTTCTCCCTCGGGTCGACGAGGTGGCCGAGCAACTGCGTGTCGGACGCCCGCTCCAGGATTCGGTCGGCGTGGTCGGCGACGTTGCCCGGGTCGACCAGGCGCCCCAGGTGGAGGGCGTCGAAGGCGCCGTTGTGGAACACGAGGGGCGCCTCGGTGAACAGCAGCATCTCCAGCAGCGCCGGGTAGCGGTGCGGGTCGACGACCCAGGCGATGTGAGCGTCGCCGAACTGCAGCAGCCGGGTCTCGTCGTGATAGCCGACGCCGGCGGTCTCGGTGTCGACGGCGACGATCCCCGGGCAGGTGGTGAGCCAGCCGATTGCCGCAGCGACGTCATCGTCGGTTCTGACCGGGTACACCATCGCCCCGTCGATCGGTGGTCGTAAGCCAGCGGTGCGGCTCATTCGGTGCCCTCGGTCGGTGACGGTTGTGGTGATGTAGACCCCCGCTCTGAGACTTTCTCATGTGAGTCAGAATCGGAGCCCTTAGGGGAAGTTTCAGAAGGGGGGTCGTCACCGCCACGTTCGTCACCGATGCGATCGTCGTCGGTGGCCAGGCGGAGACCGTCCAGCCAGACACCCTCGCGGCGCTTGCGTTTGACCACGCCGGCCAGGCGTTCGCACAGGCCCTCGTTCAGCGCCCTCGCCGACCACGGGGGCACACCTTCGGCAATCGCCCACGACCTGTATTCCTCGTAGACCTCCCGGCCCAGGATGCGGGCTGACGGATCAGCGACGACGACCCAGCCGACGAAGCCGCCGAGTTCGTCGGATGTCTGCTGGTAGTGAGCGGTGCCCTCTCGGACCTGGGCGGGCGGGTTCAGTCCGCCGGCCTCGTACCACTGCCGTGCCCCCTCGACGAAGAAGGCCAGGATGCCCTCTGCCTCGATGAGCAGTTTCTCGACGAGCTGCGGGTCCCGTTCGTCCGGCGGGACGAACCGGTCGAACGGGCAATACAGGACCCGCCGCCAGAAGCCCGGGTCCTGGCCCCGGACGGTCGGCCGGTGGTTCGTTGAGAGAATGAGCAGGAACTTGGGCCAGAAACTCATGGCGTCCCGGTAAAGCATCCGGGCGGTGAGTTTGTCCCCGCCGGTGCAGCGCTTCAGAACGGACTCGGCCATCGCCCGGCCGGCCTCGCCCTCCTGGGACAGGACCAGGCGCTTGTTGCGAAGCGCAGCCAAGTCCGCCGTCGATGACCCCGCCGGCTTTAGCTCGAACGTGGCGAAGCTGGCCACGGCGGTGATGGCCTCGAACACCTTGGACAGCGTCGATGTCAGGACGGACTTACCGTTCGCACCGCCGCCGTGGAAAACGGCGAACGACTGCTCAGCGGTTGAGCCGGTCAGGCCGTAGCCGATCGTGCGGCGTAGGAACTCGACCATCTCGCTGGCGCCATTCATGGCCTGCAACAGGAACGCCTTGAACTTCGGACACTCGGCGTCGGGGTGGTACTCGACATCCACCCGGAACGTCATGAAGTCGGCCGGGTCGTGCGGCCGTAGCTCCGACGTCCGGAGGTCGATGGTCCCGTTGGCCACCGGCAATAGGTGGTCGTTCGCATCGAGCAGGTCGAAGCCGACGGCCACCATCGGCTGGGCCCGCTTGATGGCTGCCTCAAACCTCGGCGTGTTCTCGGACCGGAGGGCCCAACTCATGAGGGACTGGCCGTAGGCGACGAGCTCGTCGTCATCGACAAGCTCACCGGCAGCGATCATGTCCGTGGCCTGGGCCAGCATGTTCTCGCACATCGCTGCCATGGCCCGTTCGATCATGCGGGTGTCGTCGATCTGCCAGGCGCCCCGGTCGTAGATGAGCCAGCCCAGCGCCGGGCACCACCGGGCCATGCCGCCGGTGATGGCGACCAGGCGGCGGGCGTTGCCCTCGTCGGTGCGGCGGAACTGCTCCGGCAGGTCGGCCTCTAGCTCGTCGCCGTCCTGGCCCGTAATGGCCGGCGGTAGGGCGTTGGCGTCGATGCGGGGCGCTGACCGCAGGGCACGTTGGAACTCGTCCCTGAACGTCTGTGTGGCGCTCTCACGCCACTCTGTGAGGTCCCCGCCGGCACCCAACTGGAGCGTGTGGACCTGGGCGCCGGCATCGGCCAACGCCGCACCGAGGCTGATGTTGAAGTCGACGCCGCTGGGGTCAGCGTCGCCGGCCAGGACGACCCGGCGGCCCTCGGTGCCGGCTATCAGCGTGTCCAGGGTGGACGAGTTGCGGCTCAGGGCGGCGCCTCGGATCAGCACCGATGAGGTGCCGGCCGCCAGAGAGGTCAGGGCGTCGCCCGGGCCTTCGGCCACGCAGATGTTGTGGTCGTCCCCGTCGAGCAGGAACGTCCCCAGCGTGGCCCAACTGTGGCCGGGCGGGTTACGGAGGCCACACCAGCGGGTGCGGTGCTCGACCAGGGCTCGCCCCTGGACCGCCCTGACGACCGAGTCGAAGCCGACAAAGGGGACCACCAGCCGGGGAACGGCGTGGAACTCCGGCGTCACCCAGGTCATGTCCAGGCTGCCGTCGTCGTAGCCGAGGCGGAACCAGTACCCCATGTCCTCGGTGAGACCGAACCGCTCCAAGGCGTAGGCCGCCGCCGGGCTCCCCCGGTAGAGGCCGTTGGCTTCGGTCACGTAGTCCTCGAGCTCGGCGATCATGTCGGCGGTGGGAGGTGCCGCAGGGCCAGAGCTTGCGACGACGACGCCGTCGCCGGCTTCGACACCGAACAGGTCGCTCATCCTCAGGCCCAGGGCCCGCACCACCTCGGTGGTGTGGCAGCCGGCCCGGCAATAGACGAGCAACTTGCCGCCGGCCTGGAGGGTCAGGGCCAGGCTGGGCCGGCGGTCATCGTGACAAGGGCAGACGCCGACGTAGGTGCCGTCCTTCTCAGTGACGTCGCCGACCCGGTCGAGGATGTCTTGAAGTGTCGTCACCCCTACCCCGTCGGAGATCCGTCGCTAGTTGTTCAGCGCATGGAGGAGGCGGGCGAACGTTTCCAGGTCGCACGCCACGTAGGCGTCGGCGATCGGGGCGCCTCGCTTCTTCATGATCGTCACGCCGAAGGGCACGCCCTTCTCAATGGCTCGGCGGTTGGCGTCGGCCACGTTGCCGGCCAGGTCCAGGCGGGCCCGATCTCGACACTCGGCGGCGACCTGGGGCAGCCCCCCCAGATCGCCGGCGTCGTGTTCACCGCCGTCGGCCATTCGGAAGCAGTCCGGGAAGCCGGCCGACCTCAGGTAGTCGGCGCAGGCCACCTCGAACCGGGTGCCTCGGGCCTTCGACGGGTTGGCCATTAGGCGGCGGCCGGGGCGTGAAGCTTCAGGACCGGCTTGGTGAACTTGCGGGCCTCGCCGGCCTTGGTTTCCCACTCGATGAGCTTCAGCGACAGGGTGCCTTCACCGCTGCCGGCCGCCTTGAGGTCCTCGACCAGGTCGGGGATCTCCTGGGCCAGCTGCCAACTGGACGAGGTGAACCGCCACAGGCCGGCGTCGGGCATGTCGGCCAGGCGGAACCGCACCCGGATGTTCGGCTGACAGGCGCTGCCCTCCCGGGCCTTGGCCTTCCGTTCGCTGAAGTCGGCCGGGCAGGCGCAGGGCGTCTGGCCGTCGTCGTTCTGGACCACGCCGTCACAGCTACGGATCGGCTTGTTGCGACCCCACAGGGTCATCTCACCGAAGATGTCCTCGAAGATCACCGCCACCTCCGAGGCGTCGGTGTAGACCTCGAGGGATTCCTCGGTGCGGGTGTCCCATGGCGCCGGCGTACCGCCGTAGGCCTTGGCCACCTGGGCGGCGAGTTCGGGATCACCCGTCGTCACCCGCCAGGCGGACAGGGCGATGGGGCGACCACCGTCCTGGGTCCCGGACCTGAACCGCCCGACGATGTCGGTCTGCCCGAAGCTCGGGGCGGTGTCGAAGATTGCCTTACTGAGGGCCATCTGCGGCCTCCTTGTCTGTGCTTGTTTCTGGTTTCAGTGGCGGTCCGAGGACCGTTTTGCTCACCTCGTAGGACCACGAGGAGATCTTTTGCAGGGCGAGGAACACCTCGAACACGTCGTCGTCCAGGGCCCGCACCGGGACGAGCTCGAACTTGTCCGGCCGGAGCCACAGCACTGCAGCGCCGTCGATCTGAGGCATGGGCCGGCGCTCGCCTTCGGCGTCGATGATGCAGTCGGCCCGGGCGTACGCCGCCAGCTGCAGCGCCGTGTCTGGCCAGACACCGCTGGCGCCGGTCTTCACGTCGATGATGACGGCCTCGTCGTCGAACATGGCGACCTGGTCCAAGGTGCCGGCGTACCCATGCGTGTCGCTCCAGACCGTTACCTCGGACTCGATGACGCCCGGGCTGAACTCCCGGATGTACCGCTCGTACTGGTCGACGAACGGCCGGTGGTCGGGATGAACCCGCTCGAGGGTCTCCCCCTTGTTATGGCGGTCGACGAGGTCGTGGATGATGCTCCCCAGCTCGGCGGCCTTACCGCTGCTGCGGTCCGGCGCCCTCTTCAAGTGGTCGATCGCGGCGTCCGGCTTCCCCTTCGTGATGAAGTCGGCCAGGGTGCCGAAGTCCTCGACGGCGGCCTTGGCCACCTCCTTGCCGCGCCAGAAAGCGATCGCCGGCTTCGGCAGTTGGCCGGTGATCGACGTGACGCTGGGCAACTTGTCGCCGGTGGCCTGGTCGACGTACCACCGGCCTCGTGCCGCTCCTTGGCCACGGCTGATGGTCTTCACTTTGGGCTGGGTCATCTGGGCTCCTCACGCTGTACGCCTTCCCCAGTCGGAGAACGAGGCGTCGGCGTTCGGCCACCAAGAGAAGAAGGCCCGCCCCCAGGGGAGGTGAGGGGCGGGCCTTCTCGTGAGCTGGTTGATTCGGGCCAGGCGCCCGGGGCCTACCCCGCAGGGACTCGACGCTTGACGCCCTCGCCGGTGATGACGGCGGCGACGGCGCACAGGGCCGCCACCTGGGGCCCGCTCATCGGTAGGAACGCAGCGACGGCGGCGATGACGGCCTCAATGAGGGCGAACAGGCGGGCGGGGTGGACGAGGTGGAACTTGGGGAACATGGGGGACCTCCAGCGAGGGTCGGTCGGCGATAGGTCGGGCCCCTTGTAGAAGAAAGGAAGAGGGGCCACACCCCCTCAGTCGGAGGTGCGGCCCCTGGTGTTCAGTTCGAGCTACTCGCCGGGCCAGCGCACCACCTGTCGGTCGTAGCCCCAGACCTGGTGGCCGTTGGCCATCTCGCCGGTGAACCCGGGCTCCCCGTACTTGATGTCGTCGTAGTGCCGGGTGACGACCACCTGCCGGTGGCTGCCGCCGTAGGTGGCATAGGTCAGAACGTCGCCGGCCTCGATCGTTCGCCGTGGCGGCTGGTACGGCCTCTCGGAGTCGGGGTCGTAGCTCAGCACCTGGTCCACGTCGAGGTCCTCGCGGCCATCGTGGCGGAAGCAGGTGCCGGCGAACCCGTCGCCCTTCGGCATGTCGCAGCCTGGGTACGGGCAGGTGTTCCGGGAGTTCGGTCGGAAGGTTGAGTCGTCCATCGTGTCCTCCTGTTCAGGCCGTGGCGGCCACAGTCGCTCTGCTGGCCCCCTCAAAGCCAGCGACCTTCACCGCCGTGGAATAGGTCCGGCGGCGGGCGGTCCTGGCCCCTAGCTCAACGACGTTGGACGGCGTGGCGAACGTGATCGACACCCGGCCACCGTTCTCGGCGGTCTCGATGTCATCGCCGGCCTTGGCCCGTCGCTCGATGGTCACGGTGTCGACGAGGAGCTTGATGATGTCCCGCCGATCGTGGTCTTCGAGGTTGGCCCAGGCTGAACCCTCGGCCGTCGGGTCGGCGTCGGGGTCGTCGTTGGAATCGACGAGCGCCTGGATGGCCGACAGGTCAGCGGTCGGCGCCGGCATGGTGCCCACCTCTGCCCGTAGCTCATCGACCCGGCCCTGGAGGCGCTCCTCCCGCTCGTCGAACTCGTCGTCGGACATCCGGCCGGCGTCGTAGTAGTCGCTGCGGAGTTTCCGGAGCCGGCCCTCGATGGCCTCGACCTCGTCCTCTAGCTCCTGGCGCTTGGTCATCTGTTCCGGCGTGTACCGGGCCATCCAGCGGCGGGCGACCTCGTCGACAATCGGCGACTCGGGCTCGAGGCGGGCGAGGAAGCCCAGGGCCTCGCCGGCCACCAAGGCGTCGACCTCGGCTCCCCGGACCATGAAGGGCTTGCCGGTCAGGCAGTCGTGGCACTGGTAGTAGGTGTAGGGCTTGTTATGCCGTTGGTACGAGTACCTCGAGAGGTTGCGACCGCAGTCCCCGCACTTGATCAGTCCGGCGAGCATGGTCTTGCCAATAGCCAGCCGGTCCTGAACCTTCGGCCGTCCGGTGCCACCGTCACCGCCACGGCGGCGGCTGGCTAGGACCTTGGCCACCCGGACGAACTGCCCCTCGGTGAGGATCGGTTCGACCACCTCGACCGGGTTGCCCTCGGCGTCCCGGTAGACGTCGTCGAGTTGCCGGAGGTGGCCGAGGAGGTGCTTCGACTTGATGAACCGGCCGAGGGTCGACTTCGACCAGGGCGCCCCGTTCGAGGTTCGGTGTCCGGCACCGTTGGCCCAGGTGCAGACCTCGCCCAGCGTGGCGCCGCCGATGATCCGGTCGACCATCTCCCGGATGACCAAAACGGCCTCGGGGTCCAGCTCGAGCATGGTCGGCTCGTTCGGACGGCGGACGGCCTGCCAGCCGTAGGGGACGCTGCCGCCTTGGTACTCGCCCCTCAACATCTGCTCGGACTTGCCCCGGCGGACCCGCTCCGAGAGCTTGGCCATCTCGCCTCGGCTGAGCTCGGAGACCAGCGTGCCCAGGATGCGGGCCTCGCTGCCGGCGCTGTCGAAGTCGTTCGTTACGACCCGGCCCCCGGTCTCCTCGATGCGGCGGAACAGGCCGGCCATCTCGTCGATGCCCTTCCTGGTGACCCGGTCGAGGGCCCAGGCGACGAGGACGTCGAACCGGGAGCCCATGTCGGCCATGGCCCGGGCGAACTCGGGCCGGGCGTCGTTGGTTAGGTGTGAGGCGCTGGTGCCGATTGCCTCGGCGTAGACCTCGACGACCTCGAACCCGAGGCGCTCGGCCAGGGCCCGACACTCCCGCTCCTGGGCGGTGGTGCTGCGGTTATCGCCGGACCGTTCGTCCAGCGATGACTTCCGGGTGTAGATCGCTGCCCGGGTGGTGTTCCCCTTCGTTGCCATGTTCCCCCCTGTCGGAGGCGGCTAGGCCTCCGTTCGGTTGGGGGTACTGGAAATGGTCTCTCGTCCTAGGGGGCGTACTCCTAAAGCCAGAATGGAACAGCCCGCCGTTCTGGCTTTAGTGCCCGCTCTAGGGGGCGGACCACAGGTTTTCGAAAGTTTGGGATGTCAAACGGGACTCCCGCCTCA